AACGGCGACTTTGGCACTGACGGTGTTGCTGGCGCTTCTGGTACAACTACCCGTACTAACGGTACTGACCGCACTTTCACTGAGACAATCTTGAAGACTGTGGTCGCAGAAGTCTACACCGCTGGTGGTTCGCCAAAAGTGTTGATGGTTCGTCCTAACCACAAGCAAGTTGTGTCTGCCTTTGCTGGTATCGCCGCACAGCGCTACATGGCTCCTTCTGATGCTCCTACAACTATCATCGGCGCTGCTGATGTTTATTTGTCTGACTTCGGTTCGATCTCTGTTGTGCCTAACCGCTTTATCACTGATACAGATGTGGCTTTCATCATTGACCCAGACATGGCTTCTGTGAACTATCTGCGCCCATTCCAAACCAACGAGTTGGCTAAGACTGGTGACGCTGAAGTTACTCAACTCTTGGCTGAGTACACATTGCAAGTGTCTAACGAGGCAGGTCACGGCATCATTGCCGATTTGACTTAATCGTTAAATAGCAAAACAAGACGCCTCTATGTTCACGCATAGGGGCGTTTTTGTTAGAATCTACACATGGACAACACACAATTTCGACAATCAACGGCACACGCTGACGGTGACGGCGGCATTATTGTTGCGACTAAGCAAGATGTTTCAGGCATCATTGAAGCGAATAAAAAAGAGTACAACTCTTACGATGAACGCGCAAAGTGGTCTGATGAACTGTTTGGCAACAAAGTGGCTTCAATTCCGTTCACGGCTATTGATGAATTGAACAAACAAGGTGTTATGCGTGGGTTTGCCATACTTGATGAAGTGCGTTTTGCTTCTTTCTTGAATGACCCATTAAACCGCGCTTGGCGCACACGACCAGGTAAAGTATGAGCATTGCAACCTACTCTGAGTTAAAGACAGCGATTGCCAATTATTTGGCACGTACTGATTTGACCGATCAAATTCCTGACTTCATTCGATTTGCAGAGCTTCGCTTGCGCCGTGAGTTGCGTATTCGTCAAATGCTCAAATCAGTGACTACCGCAACAACTGGTGGCGATTCCACTGTTGAACTGCCAAGTGACTTTATTGAGATTCGTGATTTTGCCGTTGTTGGCAATCCGATTCAGCCATTGACTTACTCAAGTCCTGCTGTGTTCAGTCGCAACACTCGCTCCACTGAGAGCGGAAAGCCATTGGACTACACAATCTTGGCCTCTGAGTTCCAGCTCGCTCCAATTCCTGACTCTGCCTATACATTGAAGCTGTTGTACTTTGCTGCACCAACATTCTTGGGTGACACAAATGCAAGCAACGTATTTATTGCAAACGCTCCTGATGCGCTTTTGTATGCTTCATTGCTTGAGGCAGAACCTTACATAATGAACGATGCTCGAATCAATACATGGGGCACTATGTATGACCGAGCAATCTCTACGCTCACCAAATCTGACGAATCATCTCAGTATTCTGGTGTTCCACTGTCAATGACAACCACACTGAGGTAATTTATGTCCGAAATGTCAAACTATCTTGAGACAGCGCTGGTTAATGCCACGCTTCGCAATACAGCCTACACAAGCCCATCGGCTGTGTACTTGGCTCTTTACACTGCTGACCCAACTGATGCTGATTCAGGCACTGAAGTGTCTGGCACTTCTTACGCCCGTCAAGCAATCACTTTTGGCGCTCCATCAAACGGCGTGACAACTAACTCTGCTGCAATTGAGTTTCCTCAAGCTGGTGGCTCATGGGGTACTGTTACACACGTTGGCATCCGTGACGCTTCTACCGCTGGCAATTTGTTGTATCACACTGCCTTGGATGCTTCTAAGACAATTGCAACTGGTGACGTGTTCCGTGTTGCCTCTGGTTCTTTGAGCGTAACCTTGGCGTGATATGGCTGATTTGCTCCCACCGTGGACAATTGACAGCCTAGACAATCTAAAGGCTAGTCTTGACGATTTAACGCTGTCGCTTGACAGTGATTTATATACAACGTCTGTCACTCTGTGGGATGCTTACGGTTCAGTTAATGCGACTGCAACTGTAAGCTCTGGGTCAACTGTCACGTTTGGAGCTTCGGCTTCTGTTTTTAGTTCGGCCTCAGTATCGTGCGAAGCAATCAGGGTTGTTATTGGCTCTGGTTCAATGGAATCCTCTGCAAGCTCGTCTTGTGACGCGACTAGGGTTTGTGTTTCCAATGCTTCAATCACGGCTTCTAGCGTTGTTACAGCCATTGCGCAGCGCATTGCAGTTGCTTCTGCTGATGTTTCTTGCAGTGCAGAAGTTTCTGCTGTTGGTGGATTACTGTTAAATGGCGTTGCCTCTGTAACGTGTGACGCTACGGTAAGCGCTGATTCCGTCCGAGTTCGCCAGGCTGATGCTGCTATTTCTTCAAATGCAACATTTACAGCCTTGGGCGGTATCACTGCAAACGCTGATGCTTCTGTTGTCTGTGAGGCAATCGTTACCGCTGACGCTTATGCTGTCTTTGACTTTACAGGCTCAATTGCTTGTGAAGCAATAATTGTCTGTAATGGCGTAAGGCTCGGCGACAATTGGGGCGATGTGACAGGCTCAGACAATACATGGTCTGATGTGTCAGTAGGTGGAAACACTTGGACAACTTCAAGTGCAAACTCAAACACTTGGGATGATGTGTCGGTTGGCTCAAACTCTTGGGTTGACACATCCACTTCAACAAATACATGGTTAAGACAAGGCTGATATGGCTACACAACGAATCCCCTTTGGCGAATGGATGCCAGATCAGCCTGGCATCTCTGGCGCTTTGACTGACGCTAAGAACTGCGTTTCTCAAGCTGTTGGTTATGGCCCGTTTCCGCAAGCTGTGGTTTTCTCTGCCGCTGCTGCTGAAAACCTAACCAGTGTTTTTGCTAGTAAACAACCAGACGGGGTTACAAAGCTGTTTGCCGCTGGTCGAACAAAGATTTACACTGTTTCAGGTGTTGGCGCTGTTACTCAGGTTAATACTGGATATACAACCGCTGCAACAGAGCGATTTAGGTTCACTCAGTTTGGCGATAACGTCATTTGCACTGATAACTCGTCAAAGTTGCAATCTTGGGTTCTTGGAACTTCAACTGCATTTGCTGACTTGTCTGCTTCTGCGCCTATTGCTAAATACATCACGGTCGTTCGTGATTTTGTTGTTGTGGCTAATACCTACGAATCTGCAAAGCAAGAGCAATATCGTGTTCGTTGGTCTGGTCTGAATGATGAGACTGCCTGGACACCTTCGTCTACAAATCAAGCTGATTTCCAAGACATTGCTGATGGCGGTCAGATAATGGGAATCCGTGGCGGCGAGTTTGGCTTGGTTCTTTTGGAGCGAAGCATCCACCGCATGAGCTATATCGGCACGCCGCTGATTTTCCAGTTTGACAACATTAGCCGCAACAAGGGCTGCATGGTGTCAGGCTCAATTGCTCAATATCAAGGAATCACGTTTTTCTTGAGCGATGATGGTTTCTATATGTGCGATGGTCAACAAGTCATGCCAATTGGTTCTGAAAAGGTTGATCGTTGGTTCTTGGATGATGTAAGCGAGAACGACTACTCCACAATGTCAGCCGCTGTTGACCCTGTTCGTAAGTTGATTTTGTGGAACTACAAGAGCAAAGACGGCTCACGTAAGCTGATGGCGTACAACTTCAACACAAAGAAGTGGACTTACACAGACGCTGGCACAGATTTTATTTCTGACGCTTCTAGTGCATCCTCTACGCTTGAGGAATTGGACAGCGTGAGTTCATCTATTGATGCGCTTTCTACGCCAATGGATTCGATTCTGTTTACTGGCGGCAAATACTTCTTAGGTGGAACTCTTGCAACAAAGGTGATGACCTATACAGGCACGCCAATGACAGCACGAATCCAAACAGGAGACATTGAAGCTGGCGGGCAGTCTTTGGTTACTTTGGCACGTCCTCAAGTAGATCAAGGCTCTGCAACCGTTGCAGTGGCTTCCCGCAGGTTATTAAGCCAGGACATTACTTACAGCACAGCAGTTGCAGCAAGTGATGACAACCGCGTTCCATTGCGAGGCTCTGGTAAATACCACCGCATTGAAGTAAACCCTACTGGCGACCGTTGGAAGTCAGCCGTTGCCGTAGATATTGACCTTGTATCGCAGGGGGTTCGCTAATGTTTCGCACATTACCGCCTTTTGGTGGCGATCAACGTGCTGTGGCTGAAGTCGTCAACGGGGTAATGAACGGCAAGACCAATAACACTGGTTCCGTAACATTGACAACAGGTGGCGCTTTGACGACCACAATCACTGATGAGCGAATTGGCTACGATTCAAAGATTATCCTGATTCCAGCATCTACTGCGGCTTATGCTGATAGTACGCCCTACGGGTCTTTCCAAGATATGACAACGCAAACAATTTCATCAACTACAACTGCGTATGCGATGAAATTCGACACCGTTGACTATTCAAGTGGTGTAAGCGTTGTAAGCAATTCAAGGCTCACAGTTCTAAATTACGGCATTTACAATATTCAATTTAGTGGGCAGTTTGCTAACTCTGATGCTTTAATTCAAGACGTTGATATTTGGCTAAGTAAAAATGGTACAAATGTTGCACTATCAAAAGGCCAAGTTTCAATTGATGGGAAGCATGGATTTGTTGATGGGCACATCTTGCCTGCTTGGAACTACTTTATTGAATTGAATGCTGGCGACTATGTTGAATTGATGTGGCAAGCCTCTAGCACTCAAGTTTCAATGATCTCATTGCCTACTGCTACAAGCCCAACAAGACCTGCTGCGGCTTCAATTATTGCAACTGTTCAGTATGTGGCTCCATCATCAACAACAAACGTCTATGTGAGCGCAAAAGCCAAAGGCTCTGCAACATTGACCCATTTTGCAAACTCAACAGCCAACAAAACATACGACTATGTAATTGTTGGATAACGTATATAATTGGCTCCGTGGATGACCCGCCATGGAGTCCTTTAAAGAAAGGTAATTGCTATGGCAGTCGGAACAACAACCTCAACACAAACAACGCAGATTGACCCTGCAATTCAACCGTATCTCACATACGGTTTGACTGAAGCCCAACGCTTGTATCAAGCTGGTGGCCCTCAGTATTACCAAGGTCAAACATACGTTGGCCCATCTGAAGCAACTCAGACAGGCATCCAAGCACTTCAAGCGCGCGCTCAAGCTGGCAGCCCTTTAACTGGCGCTGCTCAAAATCAACTGTATGGCACTATCCAAGGCGACTATCTTGGTGGCAATCCATTCTTCTCTGGCGCTTTCCAGCCTGCTGCACAAGCCGCTACAAATGCTTTCAATACGGCAATTGGTAATGTGACTTCTGCTGCTTCTAAAGCTGGACGCTACGGCTCTGGTGCAATGCAAAACTTGCAAGGCGCTGCGGCTGGTGAATTGGCTCAAAAGCTCACTGGGACTGCTGGACAACTGGCATATCAGAATTACGCTGATGAACGCGCTCGTCAACAACAAGCCACATTCGGTGCGCCTGCAATGGCTGAAGCTGACTATGCTGACATTAATAGGCAATTGGCGGCTGGTCAGTTGGGTGAAGGCTATCAACAGCAAGCCCTGCAAGCTGATATGGCTAAGTACAACTATCAGCAACAGTTGCCACAAACTCAACTTACCAATTACCTGTCAAACATTGGCTTGGTTCCAAAGGCTCAAACAACCACAAGCCAACAACCTTATTTCACAAACCCAACAGCTACGGCGTTGGGCACTGGTCTGCT